GCAAATGTTTCTGAGCTAGTTAGTAATGATGTCGGTGCCAGTTCGCTAACTGTTAAACCAGTTACATTAAGTGTTGTACTAAATGCGCCACTAGTTGCACTAGCAGTACCTGTTAGACCTGTGCCTGCTGTAATACTTACACTTTCTATGTCACCTGCATCGTTAGTGAAACTAAATTGTCCTGAGGCACTATCGTAACTTAAATCACCACTTGCACTAAACAAGCCTCTTATTTCTGCTGAATCGGCTGTGATTGCACCTGTTGAACTATTGTAGTTTACGCCACTGCTACCGCTAAGTGCTGATCTGACTCTTGTGGTTGTATGGTAAAGATTACTTGAGCCTTCACTTAAACTGTCTGTGTTTGGTAATCTAGCATCTATGGCACTATTTGCTCTTGCTACAGTATAATACAAGTTTGAAGAACCTTCAGATACTGTATCAGTGTTACCTTGTGTATATGTTAAAACACCTGTGGTACTATTATAACTTAATTGTGTTGAAGTTTCACTTATAGCCGCTCTTGCTCTTGCGTCTGTGTAATATAGATTAGAACCTTCTGTTAAATCTCCAGTATCAAATGCTGACATGTCAACACTTATTGTATCAGCCGCAACACTTATACCTGTGCCTTCACCTACGTTTAATGTTACACCACCACTTGACCCACCGCCTGTTAAACCTGCGCCTGCGCCTACGGCTGTAATATCAGCACTATTTGTATTTGTTACTGTTATTGTTCGACCAGAATGTGTAACGTCTATTCCTGTACCGCCAAGAATATTAACAGTATTAGTACTTGAAACTGTTTGTGGTGAACCGGTATCTGTATCTAAACTCCAATGAGAATAATTATCTGCTGTTGTGCTAATCACACCACCAGCACTAAATCCTATTAGGCCTGTAGCACTAATATGAGCTCTTGTTTCACCTGCACTTGGTCCTGTGTAAGTAATTACACCTGTGCCTGAGTTATATGCTAATGAGCCATCGCCACCTGCATCTGTAACACTAAATGCACCTTTAATTGCATTTATGTCTGCTTCTATTGTTACTGCTGTTGCGGTTTCACTTAAACTTGTATATGTTCCTTCTTCTAAACCTTTTACAGCATGAAAATCGTCTACGCCAACTGTTCGCTTACCTGCATAGAGTTCGTATGTACTTGTTCCTGTTGTGCTACCTGCTAAAGAATATGTTAATGAGCTATTGGCTTGTTCTGCTGTACCTAAACTACTTGTTGGTGTAATTTGTTTTTTACTACCATTAACATATACCCATGCTTCGTTAATATCTGTAAAGATTGCATTTTCTGTTGTTACATCAGTTGTAGGCAATATAAGTTTACCTGTAAATGTTTTATCACCTGCTAGACTTTGGTTACCTGTTGTCCTAATAACTGAGCTATCAACTTCAATGTCATTTGCATTTGCAGTAATACCGTCACCGCCTATAACGTTTAATGTTCTTGTACTTGCAATAGTGCCGCCACCTGTTAAACCTGTACCAGCAGTAACACTTACTGTAGTATGGTCTATGTGTTCGTTTGCTACAAAGCCACTTAAATTATCGTGAACAATATCTGCATCCGTTGTGCTGATTGCACCATTATTAAACGCAATACCTGTGCCGCCACTGAAATCAGACATGAGTAGCATATCTTTATCTGTGCTACCATTATTGCTAAACTGCCATCTGCTAGTTCCTTCGTCCCATTTTAAATATGTATCGTTACCTGTGGAACCTCTTTCATTTTTAATTACTGCATCTTGAGCAGTTGCTACATTACTGTTTAAAATTATTTCTGAATTTTGTACCTGTAGATCTACATAGTTAAGTGAGTTTACATTTCCTGTTACTGATAATTCTCCAGTAACTGTAAAGCCAGGTACTGTTGCTCCACTTAAATCTACTGTACCGGTAAATGTTTTTGTTCCTGCAATAGATTGATTACCACTTGTTCTAACTACTGTACTGTCTACTTCAATGTCATTTGCATTTGCAGTAATACCATCGCCACCTACAACATTGAATGATCTACTTGTAGTTATATCACCACCGCCTGTAAGACCTGTTCCTGCTGTAAGTGTTACACCACTGTGATTTATATGTTCGTTTGCTACAAAGCCATCTAAACTATCATGTTGTATTTCACTTTCAACTGCTTGGAAGGCTCCTGTTGAACTATTGTAGTCAACACCATTACTTGCACTTAATAATCCTTTGATGTAAGAATCATCTGTTTGTATATCGTTGGCATTTACAGTTATACCTGTTCCGCCTACAACATTGAATGATCTACTTGTTGTTATATCACCGCCGCCTGTTAAACCAGAACCAGCAGTAAGATTTACACTACTATGAGCAATGTGTTCGTCCGCTACAAAGTTTAATAAAGCATCATGATTTATAGCAACATCACTTGCTGTTGTGATTCTTCCTTGGGCATCAACAGTAATTTGTGCCACATCATTGCTTGTACCATAAGTACCTGCACTAACACCACTACTAATTAAATTGACTGGTAAAGTTACAGAATCTCCTGCGTTTATAAAACTTGTACTACCTGTTGCATTACCACTTAAATTTAAAGTTACTGCACTAGTTAATGCATCTGCATTACTGGCTGTACCTGTTAGGTTTCCTGTAAAGCCTGTACCACCTATACTTCCGCCACCGTCTATAATAATAGACTGTCCTGAACCAACAAATAAATTTCCTTGTAGTCCGGGTTCTGCAGAAATATTTCCGGAATCTGTATATGATAAAGTCGCTAGACTTCCATTACTATTTAATCTTAATATAGCCGCAGTATTATCGCCATCACTATTGATAGTAAAAACGTTACCCTGAAGATTTGTAACTGTTTCTGTAGTTTCAACCTGTGTTACATTTCCTTCAATGGTCAGTTGACCTTTGATAACTAATTCTTCATCTGCGTTTATGTAGGTACGTTTTGTTGCCATTAAATAAATCCTATTATATAGAACTATTTATCAGAATTATCTTCAGTCAAAAAAAAGCACACCGAGGTGTGCTTTTTAATGTTTCTAGTTAAACTAGCAACTGGTCGTCTACGAACCTGTAAGTTTTAAGGCTTACTGGAATACAACGTTACTTAAAGTAATCGCATCAACGTAGTCTGCCGCATTACCAAGAGATGAAGCAGTATTTGTAAGTTCTTTATAACCGTATCTGGTCATGAAACTTACTACTGGTTCAAATGTGCTTGGGTCCATCACTGGGCCTGTGCTCATTAATGGAATGTATGGGCAATAGAATGCTGGAGCATCAGTTTCGCTTGAACCTTTGTAACCAACTAGTACTTTAGTACCGTCAGCCGCGTAGTTGTCTACGAATACTTTGATTGTTCCGTTTAATGTACCAACAAACTTAGTGTTTGTAGGTGCTTCAAAAGAACCTTCTGTTGTTCTAGCAAATGTTGAAGTTGACGCACTTTGTAGGATTGTCAATGCTTCTGGAGATACAACGATATAGTTACCAGCACCACGTCTTGTTCTAGCCGCGATTCTGTTAGCCGCTCTGTTGATCTCTATAGCCAATAATGCATGTCTGTCACCAACGTATGCAGGTGTACCAACTAGTGATGCTCCTGTAAAGTCAAGTGTAGTACCTGCGCCTGCTAAAGTTCTTAGTGAACCGATAATTTCTTGGTCGATTTCAACTACGATCTCTTGTGCAAGAGCCTGCATAATTTCTGCTTCAACGTCCACGCCATGCATTGCTTCTGCATCTTGTGCCGCTTCAAATGTCCATCTAGCACTTAAACGTCTAGTCTTTGCTTCGACTGTTTCTTTTAAGATTTGGATTGACATTTTGTTACCTGCTGTACCCTCAGCCGCCGCTGTGGCGTCTGGTGATCCTGCATAAGTACCTGCAAGTTTAAAAGGACTTAAAGCCTCGTCACCTGCTGTTGCTCCACCGGCTGTTTGTGAATATCTCACTCTCAACGTATGGATTTGTCCTACTGGACCAGTCATAGGTTGTACACCTACTAGTTCGTTAGCAATAACTGAAGGCATAACCCTTCTAATTAATGGTAACATAACTTTGTTTAATGTTGCTACTGAACCTGCACCTGTTGCACCTGTTGTTGCGGCCTCTGACAAATGTCTCTTTGTATTTTCGAGGACCACATCTAATGAAGATTTTCTGTTTCCAGATAAGCCTTCAAGCAAAGCGTCTTTAGTTGCGGACCAGTTGCTTTCAAATAATTCTGCCATTTCTAACTCCTATTATTATTTTGAAAGTCCGGCTAATTTACGGATCATATCAATTTCTACGATATCATTCGCACTTTTGTCATCGGCTTCTGTTACTACAGCCGCCTTATTACCAGTGTGTTCACTAGTAACTGATTCTGACAACGTCTTCTTCGCTCTTGGTGTTTCGCCATCTAAAACAGATGGGAGATACTTATTGAATTGCTTCTCTAAGTTCTCTGTCTTAACACTTTCAAGTAAATCCGACATAATTTCTTTCTTCTCTTTGCCAAGTGGCGCCATTAGATCAGTTAATGTTTCTTTACGATTCATTTGATCTTCTGCTATTCTTAATTTAGATTCAACTAATTTAGTTGCTTCGTTGCTTTCAGCAATTTTGCTTTCTGCTTCATTAAGTTTAGTTTCCATCTCAGCGATTGTTTTTTCTACTTTCTTGAGTTCTTTTGCTTCATTCAAATAACTTACGTTATATTCATTTGCAAATGCTTCAAAAATTCTTCGACCGAAGTCATTTTCACGAGCCTTAGTAATGTCATCACGGAAAGATTTAACTTCATTAGTAATAGTCTTGTTGACAACTGTTTCCACTTTGTCAGCCGCTTTCTTAATGAAATCCATTTTGGCTTCTGCTAATTGCTTCTTGCCTTCTCTTACCATTTTAACTTTCTGTTCTACTAAAGATTTTTTATCTTCGTGGAACTCGGATAGTTCGTTAGCAAGTTGCTCTGCAACAAAATTATCTAATTTTGATACATGCTCACTTGTTTTCTCTCTATCTGCCCTTAGTTCTTTAACTTCCTTTGCAACCATTTCAGTTACAAATTTATCAAGTACCTTGGCATGCTCACTAATGGCTTTCGTATATTTTACTCGATCATCTGCTAGGGATTGTTTTTCCTCAGCAATTTCAGCCACTTCTACTTCTACTTTTTCTGAAATGAATTTGTCCATTGCTTCAACAATCTGACTTTTGTCATGACTGTATCGCTGTGCAAACTCTTCTCTAAGTTCCGCAGTAAGTTCTTCTCTTGCTTCAGAAATTTTAGATTCCCAGGCTTCTTGAAGAGCAGTTTTAACATCTTCTGTTAATTCCGCATTTTCAAGTAGGTCTTTAAAATTCACTGCCATCGTAGTCTCCTACTTTATTTTTAATTCATTAATGAAACCAGTGATTGCTTTCATTAAATACTTTTCTGCACTTTTATCGTGTGTTAACGCACCGGCTGTGTCAAATATTTGACTACCGCCACGCATATTAAATAAACTTTCATAGATAGTCTTTGGATAGGCATCTGGGGCACTTGGTTGTGCCACAATGTCCACTGTAACAATATCAAAGTCGCTTACTCGTCCACTTTCGTTGACGTTTCCACTACCTCTACTGCTTACACCAAGTTTAGCACCTGCCTTTAACAATGCTCTTGCAATGTTACCCATCGGTGTCTCTATGATTTTTAGTTTGCCTAATCCGTTTGAATCATCACAATGCATGTCTGTGATTATATGACTCACACGGTCTAGGTTAATCTGTAACTCTTCTGGATGATCTAACTCGCCCATAACAGTTTCACCACCTGATAAACGAGATTTTACACTTTCAACAGCCTTTTTAATTTCATCTTTAGGATATACTCTACCATTTTGGTTTTTTACATCGCCTTGAATGAATAAGCCAGCCATAAACAAGTCTTTACCGTCATCAGATTCCATAATTTGGACTCTGGACTGCTCAGGACTCATATATTCGTATAGTTTTCTCGCCATCTTTACTCCTAATTAAAAAGACTTATGCCTTTTTAGGTTCAACGTTTATATTGTCTGTAGGTGTATTATCTGCTGGTTTGTTGTCACCCATGTTGCCTTCGCCGCCATCTTTATTTTCGATGCCTGCTTTTTGGCCATCTGTTGTAAATGTCTTTTTAGGGGCATTTGTCAACGATGATTCTTTGTTGTCTGGGTTATCGTGTTTAGCAACTTCTGGGGCCTTGTCCTGAAGTTTAGTTGCTTCTTCAACAACTTCATCTTCTTCAGCAACTTCTTCATCTAAATCATATTCAACTGATTCTAGATCAAGTTCGGCTTCCATGTCACCGTCCATCTCAGCATCCATTTCTGCTTCTTCGCTATCTTCGACTTCTTCGTCGTCGTTTGCTAGAAGTTTTTCAAATTCTGCTTTAAGTTCGTCAAGCTCAGATTCTAGATCTTCAACCTTGTCCTCAAGGTCTCCTTCTTCTGCTTCGCCTTCTTCTTCTTCTTCACCGAATTCGTCTGCTTCAATTTCTTCTTCATCAGAAAGAATATCTGCTTCAAAGTCGTTTGATTGATCAATAACTTCATCCATGTTATCTTCTTCAATTGCTTCTTCGCTTGATTCTTCTGCTTCTTCAACTGCATCTTCTTCTGATTCTTCTGCTTCTTCAACTGCTTCTTCTTCGGAAACATCTTCATCTAGAACTTTTTCATATTCTGCTCTTGCTTTCGCAACAACATACTCATGAAGCATTTCTTCTGCTTTATCGTTTTCCTCAGCAAGGAGAAGTTCAAGAATTTCTTCTAATTTACTTCTTGATTCTGACATTGTGGTCTCTCCATTTTTTTAAATCAAAGTGATTGTGACATCACTTATGCTCATAATTCACATGAGCTAACTTATTACTTATAGTAAACTTGTGTTTTTATGTGATAAATGGTGTATTTTTGGTGTTTTCTTGGTGTTTTTGTGATTTCTTAACTATATTTATCTAAAAAGTTGAATTGTTCTCATTAGGTGTTGAGTACATTACTTTTTGAAATTTAGCATGTTCTAGTTCTTCTGCACGTTGTAATTCACGAACCTTTCTGAGTCTACCAAGAGTTTCAAGAGTCATTTTGCTCTTTCTTGTATCGTCCTGATTACGTTTTTGATATTCATCAAATTCAGGATTGTAAAATTCGTATAATCTCATATTAAACTTCTGGTGTATTTCCGCCAGGTATATCCTGTGGATTTGGTACACTACTATTTATGTCTGTGCCATCTAAATCATTCATTGGTGTATCCGGTAAATCGCCTAAATCTAAATCAGCACCGGGAGTAACTGATGCATCTGGCTCAGGTCTTATTCCTATATTTTTCAAATCTGCTTGTAATTCATCATCAACAAATTTTTCATAGCCGTTTTCTTTACGCCATAATTCTTCATTATTTTTAAACTCTTCTTCTGTAAGTCCAAGATATTTTTTCAATTTAAATTGATTACTTAAATGAGGAGTTGATGCCAACGAGTTAAATAAGTTTGCTCTTTCTTGATCTATTGTTAAGTCTCTATAACTACTAAAGTTCATTGGCTTATTGAACGTTATAAAGAAATCCGAATTATCAAGTTCTATGCCTCTGTGTTTGAGGAACATTTTAAATTCTGTATCTAAATCTTCTTGTATTTGTTTTTGTAGTCTTTCACAATATTTAGAAAATCTATATTCCTGAATGAATGCTATACCAACTTTACCGTCATTGTATACACTACTACCGTCTTCAGGACCTGTAGGTAAGTAAGAACTTGGTACTCTTAAACCTCTTAATAGTTTATTATTAAAGTATCTTAAATCATCAATTTGTCCTAGATTCTCACCGCCGGGTAAAGTATCTACTTTAGAACCCCTGCCGTCTGCCGTTTGAGCAAAGAAGTAATCTTCTAACATACTCATTGGATTGTAGGCCGCATCTGCAACACTACTTCCGTCTGATTTTTTATTAGGTACACGTTTTTGTTGTACTTCATATTTAACTTGTTCTAAATACTGTCTTGCCTTATGTGGTGGCATATTACCTACATCAATAAAGAACACACGTCTTTCTGGTGCTCTATGCACCCTGTAAATAATAATACTATCTTCTAATAGTTCCTTTTGTTTGAATACTTTAAATATAGGTTCAAGTATACTAACACCGAATGGCCATGCATGGTCCATTCCTTCTGTTAAACTAATATGTACAATATGTTTAGCATCTACCGGTACACCTTGGTCTACACCATCGATTGCACCTGTTAGATAGTTTCCTGATTGTGGGCCTTGTAATCCGCCTCCCATCATGCCGCCGCCTGCTCCGTATGGTCTTGCATGTAAACCTGAAACGTCTGTGGCAACCATATCAGCAAAATTAGGTTCTAGATTCTTAATAAAATATGTTTCTATCTTCTTGCCTTCACTTTCATTAACAATAACCTTTTCTACATTAGCAGGATCTACCCAATATAATTTGTATGTTTCTGGGTCTCTTATAAAGAATTGATCACCGTATTTTACAGTACTACGGAACACTCTAAATGCTCTTTTATGCATCTCATTGAGCCTACACCATTGAGTTAGAGTTTTACTAAGTATTTTTTGTTCTGTATCAGAAGGGTCTCTATTATAGTTTATTTCAAAAGGAAGCCCTGTATATTCGTCTTCCTGTGAGCCAAATTCTGCTATTGTATCTAATGCTGAGTTTATTTCTAAATCGCTATCCATTTGATCATATTGCATGTATCTCATCAAACGATTAGGAGAACCGGCATAAACTTCCGGTAACCAACTAGCATATCTGCTTGTCGCCGCTCCAGGGCCGCTTTCAGGGGTATTACCAGTTACATTTAACGGCAATCCGCTGTTATCAACACTAGAAAAATATTTTCTCCAACTCATATAAAATCCTTTAACATATAATACACTATTTATCGTATTATGTCAATACTATTTTTTATATTTGAATTAAAACTGGAAATAAAGTTAATCGCTAGGTTTATCTGCTATTTCTGAAAGATATTTATTTTGTTTTTTACTTTCTGAAAGCAACATTAATAAAATTGTTTTATCTTCTGCTGTTGAAGAGTTCACTTTATCAACTAAATCTTTCTGGGCAGGAGTATAATTTTTAGGATCTGTACCACTTTCCATAATCTCATTTGCTTTATCTATATCACTACGGCTTGCTGTTATAACGTCCGTTGTGCTTATATTTCTTGTAGGAGTTGCATTTAAACTTTGTGTTTGTGACATTACAGGATTTACTAATCTTACAAGTGTAGGTTCGTTTATGTGGATAGCCATAGACCTTGCTGTAATATTTAATACTGCTTCTTTGTATGCCATATTAGCATGACCGCCAATCACCGTGTCGTCTGATTTTCCTTTTTTATCACCTGGTGATACAAGTTCTCCTAACTTGCCACCCAAATAATTACCTGCGGCCATTCCAATGGCGCCGCCAAGCGGCCCAGCAAGAAATCCTAAGGCTCCAATGGCTCCACCAATTGCGCCGCCAATATTTTTACCACTAGCACCACCATCTGTACCAGCAACTACATCAAATGCATCTTTGGCAACAAGGGCACCACCAACTACGGCACTACCTCTGACTAACATCTTACCTGCACCGGCAAAACGTGACCCCATAGTTTCAAGTCCTTTAGCACCAGCGCCGCCTGCCGCAACTGTGGCCGCGGTTGTTCCTACTCCTGTCATTGTTGCTAGTGTTGAGGTTGTTGAAATCGCACCCATTTTAACAAGAGCTCCGACTATTGCTTTTGTTGCCGCAGGTCCTGTAAACAATCTCATGAGCCCTACACTTATTGCTGTTGTGACGCCACGTATTAAACTAGATGCGGCAAATAAAGTAACAAATCCTCCTACTACCGATGCAATAACGCCTGGATTTGTAAAAACAATATATAATGCTTCCTTAATTGCGGCCAAACCTAATTTTAATGCGGCTACTAGGCCTTGTGCTATCATATTGACAAACCCTTGATAGATTTGAAGAGTACCATTCTTATCCAGGAATCCATTTAATATACTATCAAATAGATTTGCACCTTCTTCAAGTAAAACAGATAATCCTGAAGATACTTTTGCTATAACTTTATCAGCACCGCCCATTTTTATAATAAAATCATTGAAAACTTTTCCAAATTTCCTGCCGGCATTTGTGAGCATTTCTGCAAACTCTTGATTTGTCATTGCAGTATCTAAAAGTTTACTAAATCCTTCTAGTCCTTCACTTGCACCTATGGCTAAAGCATTTTGAAAACTTGATAAGGCTCCTTGTGCTTTAGACACAATATTTTGGAATCTATTTAATCCATCCTGTGTGTTGCTAAATTCAATTGGCATATTTAATTGTGTTCTTAATTTATCAACACTATTACCTGCATTAATAAAGCCTTGTACTAATATATCGGCTGTTCCTTCAAGTTCACCGCCTACTCCTGATATGATAGGAATCAGTCTATTAATTGTGGAAGGATCTACATTTGCAAATTCTTCTGTTATTCTTAAAATTGCTTGATTGGCATTTTGTTGAGTTATACGCCCTGATCTTAAACCTTTTGCAACATCTTCTACTACTCTTGCAACACCAGGTGCTAGAGGATTCAATTCATTAACAAAGTTATCAATTGCGCCAACACCAGTTGCTGAAATTGTTAATAGGCCGTTTGCTACTTGTTGTCCTGCCTCACCGAGTGAACCAAACAACCCTGTAGCCAACATTTCTGCACCGGCGATGACAGATTGTCCGTTTGTTAAACTACTTGCATAGGCCTTAAATGCTGTATTGCCGTCTATAACATTTTGAGCATTCTTTTTTAATTCGTCGCCATTTATACCAAGTAAGGATGAGAACATTCGTAAGTTTTTATTTAATCTTATAGAATCCCTAACTGCTTGATCATTGTTGATCTGGTCTCGTCTCAACATCATTGTTCTGAACATTAAATCTTCTTGTAAAAATTCTGTTGCATCTGCAAGTGTTGAACCAAATGCTATACCGCCATCTGATAAATCTAAAAAGGATTTCGTTGCACCAACAACACTACTTTGTCCTAATATTGCCATGGTTCGAGAGTAATTGCCCAATACCTCAACCGCTTGTCCTGTTGTGAAGCCTAATTTATTCAGAGATAGA